GGGTGGTTTGCAACGCAACCTTGTTTTTGCTCGTGATGGCATAGCTACGTTTGGGACGTTCATCTAATGGCACAGGCAAATTACAACGCGTATGCAAAATACATTGAGTTACGCAACAGCGGCATGAATCCGTTCGAGGCGCTACGTCAAGCGTTCCCTGAAGGGATGATGTCGCCGGAGGAACGAGCAAAACGAGCCGCCGGACAAGACCAGTCAAGCGCCTTGGGACAAATGGCGGGACTTGGTGTTGGCGTGATTAGTGCCAGAGCTTTACAAGATGCTCTGGCTGGTGAGCGAGTTCTAGGTGGGCTGCGTGATACCATATTCGGCGCGGAAGGCGAAAAAGGTATTGGTGGTCGTTTAGTTGATGCGTTTACACCCGATGGTGGTGCTGCTTCAGGGGGTGGCGGAGCAGGTGGATTGTCGGTTGCTGAAGTTGGGCCAAATTTAGCTGCAACGAATATCGGCACCGCAACCCAAGCATTTCCGGTCGGAACGACTGCCGAAGGCGCAACGCTCATGAGTGACGGCAGCGTATTCCAGGGCTCAATGGGCCCACAACCCGATGCTGCAGCTGCGGCAGGAGGACTTGGTGGCGCAAACTTACTGCAAGGCGGTTTGGGTGCGTTGCAGGGCTACATGGGTTACCGGCAGTTTCAGCAAGGCGACAAGATTGGTGGCGCTTTGGGCATGGCTGGTGGTGCAGCTAACCTTGCAGGGGCGGCTGGTATGAATACGATTGGTTCAGCCGCAGGGCCTATTGGTGCAGCTTACGGAGCCTATACCCTCGGCAAGATGACCACGAGCGGTGACTATACCACGAAGGACACGGGCAGTTTGGCACTGCAAGGAACTGCTGCTGGGGCCTCTATTGGGTCAGCAATTCTTCCTGGCCCTGGTACTGCCATTGGCGCGGCGATTGGCGGCACGATTGGTGCCATTACGGGATTGTCAGGAAGCAAAAAAGGGCAGCGTCAACTTATCCGCGACAAGTGGCGCAAGTCGATGCTTGAAAACAATGTCGGTTTGTTCGGCCAGGATTACAAAGGTACCTTGGTCGATGGTTCTACCTTTGATTGGGGCAAGGATAAATTTAGCTTTGGCAAGGGTGAAGGGGCTATTGACCTCGATAACCCGACTGTTGGAAAGGCCGCAGCTTACGGAAACGTATTAGCCGCGATTCATGGAGCTGGTTCGGGCAAAGGTGGTGAGGCTATAGCCACGCAATACACCGCCGCTTCGACTACAAATGCTCAACACGACCTGGGTAAAGTGCAGAACAACTATCGTATGTTCATGGACAAACTAGGCATCAATCAAGCATCGGGACAACAGCAACTTGATAAGATGTACAACGAAGGAAAGTTGAGCGAGGACCGCTACAAGATTTACTCGAACGATTTACGGGAAATGATGGCCGCACCAGCCACACAAACACAACGGAGACGATAATATGCCAGGTAACAAACTTCAGGGCGCTTTAAGCAAATCACCATCGAACGCAGGACTGACACGGGTTAGTCCCGGCGTCTATCGTGACGCTAGTGGCAAACTTGTTGGACAGAGCGGCAAGATGTTGCCGCCTCGGTCTACGTCACAAGGACAATCTGCGATTGAGGCAGCTAACAATGCCGCCGACCAGATAAGAGGACAAGGCAATCAAGCACCTCCGATGGTACAAAATGGTTTAGGACAATTTGGTCCGATGCGTAACTTAGACCTGACGTATCCCGCAAATACCTCCATGCAAAACGTTATGGATACGATGCGGCAAGGTTTTGGGCAGCAGCAGCAGCAACAACCGATGGTGCCACAAAATCCATACATGGGCGCACGTCCAAGCATGGGATTCCAGCAACCGCGCCAACCGGGTCAAGAGTTGCAAGGGTCAAGCCCCCGCATCAGTCCAGAAGAGTTGCAGCGACGACAAGGATTTGCGCAGGAATTGGCGCAGTTCGCTTCGATGCCGCGACGTGGCTACTGACGATAATGGGATGCGATGCCGCTACAGGAATACACCATACCACCGCCGTTTGGGGGGCTTGATTTAGTCAGCCCCATCAACGCTATGGCACCTGAAGTGGCCCTAGAGTTGAAAAACGTATTTCCTGGGCCAACTGCACCTGTTACGCGGAAGGGTTACGAACTCTACTGCGACGTATCTGCGAATAGCACCACAGTTGATACACTTTTTCCGTACAATACGCAGACGGGCACGACTGAGTTGATAGCCGTATGCGGCGGCAGCACCAGGCGCATCTACAAGATTATTGGCGGCACAGCCACAAACATAACGGGCACTACAGCTATCAGTGCAACTGGCACCAATATGGCGTGTCAGCAATTCGGCACACGCCTCTATATGTGTAACGGCGTTGATGCTGTTCAGGTGTATGACGGTTCGACTGTAGCTGATTCCACGTTCACGGGTGTTTCACTTGCTAACCTGATTAACGTTTCAACATACAAGAATCGTCTGTACTTCGTCGAAAAGAACACGATGAAGTTTTGGTACGGCAATACGGACGCTATTGGTTCATCGGCGCTTACCAGCTTCGATTTGCAGTATGTGATGACACGGGGCGGTCGGCTTGTGTTTGCTGGTAGCTACACAAACCAAGTTTCTCAAACAAGCCAAGATTTGTTCTTCGCTATTAGCAGCGAAGGAGAGATTGTTTTCTACTCTGGCAGCAGTCCTGCAAGTGATGTTTGGGGACTCGTCGCTAAGTTTTATATTGGCAAACCCCTTGGCTATCGTGCGTTTCTACGCATGAACAATGATGTCTGGATTATAACTGAACAAGGCATAGTTCCAGTTTCAGCATTGTTTCAAGCAGACCCCGAACAGGCGGTAAGCGTCATCAGCGCAAGGGTGAACCCCTACATTACTAAAGCGGCGGTTGTAACGTCGTTTTCGTCTAGGTGGCATGGTTGGTTTTGGCCTCAAGGTCGCCGCGTTTTTGTAAACGTGCCAATCAGCGAAACTGAAACAACGATGCTGGTGTACAGCATTGATAGCCGCGCCTGGTGCGTCTATGAGCTTATTGAAAAAGCCGATAGCATCACTGTTGTTGTCGCTGGTTCCACGCCCTATTACGGCGCTACGAACGGCAAGATTTACGAAGGTGAAACTGGGTTTACGGACAAGGGATTCGATATAAACTTTTGTCTTCGCACTTCGTTTAGCTACATGGGCCCCGCTGAAGCATACAAGGCGTTTAAGGACATTCGGCCCTTGCTTAAAACGAAGAAGGGGCTAACATTCAACTTAGCGATAGATACCGATTTCAAAGATACTGCGTCTGGCGACACCATCAATACCGGAGCCGCAGTAGCGACCCCTTGGGGTTCGGCGTGGGGTTCCCCCTGGGCATCGAATACAGAATACATTTTTAACCGCTATTCAGTGCGTGGGCAGGGCCATGCGGCGGCATTAGAGATTAACGGCACACTGAACAGTAGTCAGTGTGAGTTTTTCGGATTTGAACTTAGATACGAACCGGGTGGGCAAGTATAGGTATGGCAAAGAAGAAAGGTGCAATGGGGCAATCGCCGACAACTGGCACCCAAACCAATAGAAGTTACGCCGATATTAAAAAGCAATACCAAGGATTGACTGGTAAGAGTGACGCTCAATCGCGCTCTATGCGCCGCACTCTCATGAAAGAGATGCAACAGGCGCGACGGCAGCAACAGACTTCGGCAAATACTCAAGTAGACCCATACGCCGCGCCACAACAGGGCGTGTCGCAAGGGATGCAACAGTACATGGACTACATGCAGCAACAGGGTGCGTTCAATCCTGGCTCGTTTCAAGAGCAGATGGGGCAAGCCTATGGCGATGTCATGAAGCAGTTTGAAATGACGACTGGGCCGCAGTTTCAGCGTGAACAAGCTGAATTTCAGCAGATGGCCGCTGAGCGTGGATTAGACCCAAACAGTGAAGCATATCGCTCGTTACAGCAGCAATTGGGACAGCGGCAGGATACAGCCCGACAAGGGGCGATGCTCCAAGCTAATCAAGCTGCACAAGCGGTACAAGCCCAAGGATTTGGACAAGCGGCTACGCAGTATCAGATGCCGGGTCAAATGCTTCAAGCCTATGCGCCGTTCTACGGGCAGATGGGCGAGACCTCACGACTGGGACAAGCGCAGGAGTTCCAACAGGCACAAGCAGCCCGTGAGAATCAGTATCGGTTGCAGCAGATAGCCGCTACGCCGCGTGGTGGTGGGGGCTTGTCGTTCGAGCAACAAAGACAACTACAACAGGAAGCTATGGCTGACCAGGCTGCATTAGAAATGATGCGGGGCGGCGGTGGCGCACCACCACGACAGCCGGGATTCCTCGAAAACGCTGGTGTGGCGTTTGCTGGACAACTGCCAAACGCAATCATGGGACGGAGAAGCTAATGGCCGAGAATCCGTTTCTTGCACAGCTTTTGGGCGTAAATACTTCGCCCTATGACACAACCTATTGGCAGTTGTCTTAGGCTATTGGTGCCGCCACGCCGCGTCTGGTGAATCCTTATGCGTCTCCCGGTCGCAATCTCGCGTCTGTGGCTGGTGCAGGATTACTCGCAGGGCTACTTGGCTATCAAGCTAAGCGTGAAGCTGAAACTCAGAACCGAGCCGTATTGCCGCAACTAACGGCGTTGTTGGGTGCTAAGTCGCCGGAGGAAATAACTGCACTTGCTGGTGCAGAAACATTTCCATCCCGATTAGTGCCATTTGCGCAACAAACATTACTAACGCGATTGCAACAACAGCAAAGTGCGGCGGAAAAAGAAGCTGAGTTTGCAGCCGAACGTCAAAGAGCAGCAATCAACGCCTATGGGCAGTTGGCAGCAGCTCGTGGAACCACTGAAGATCAAGCCCTGTTAAAAGCGTTGGCTTTAGGTCAATCCGTCCCAAGTGCAAATGTCTCCACAAGCGATCAACAACAAATTGCAGAAAGTAAACTCGAAGCACCAAAGCCGCTTTTAAGTCCGACCGAAGAACGCCAACGCCGTCAAGATATCAACGCAGCTTCAGAAGCTATCGTAAATGACCGTTTAACAGGTGCGTTTAAAGAAGCCGAAGCAGCGTTAAAAGGTGCAAGAGTTTTAGCAGAACGTGATGATAAAGTTTCAACTATTGCGTTGAAAAAAATAGGTGAACGGGCTTTGAATCCCGGGAACCAAGTCACGATGCAAGAGTTAAATGCGTATAAAGATATTATGCCGATACTAGAAAAGTATCGAACGTGGTTTACTAGCAAGACTACGGGGCGTTCCGATTTAACGATAGAAGCAAGACAACAAATATTAGCAGCTATTGAAGCGGCCACTGATAACTTGGGTGCAATCTACAATGAAAGGGTAACTAATAAATTTAAACAACTAAATCAACAGGGTTTGGTTGCAGATATCAATGAATTAGCCCCATTTAATATTTACATTCCACAGGGTCAATTAAAAAGCGAAATTACTGATATCGTAAGTGCTTTAGAACAAGATCGAGCGGCAACAGCAGTTGGACGTAAAGGGATAGATAATGCACTAAAAGCGCAACTACAACAGCGATTGCGTGAGTTACGAGAGAGATTGTAATGGCGACAACTCAGGAGCTACTTGCACAAGCATACGAACAGTTAAATATACCGTCCACGGCTACCGCGCCTGATGTTGCTTTAGCAACGCCGGAAGTTTCATCTACTTTACAAACAACTCCCATCGAGCAGTTTGGACGCACCGTAACAGGCGGGTTTTCCCGCGTTCTTGGAAGTGCGTTACCGTTTGGAGTTGGAGAACGAATAATACCGGGAGCGGCATCCTTAGTTGATGCGCTAACTGGTGCTCCATTGTCTGAAGCCTATACGCAACGACGACAACAATTGGCGCAAATGGAGCAAGAGTTTGGGCAAGCCGCGACCGATGTTGGCGCTACCATTTTTGGTATGCCAATTAGTGATGTTGCGGGGGCATTTGCTATGCCTCTACCAAAGTTTGTACAAGCTAAGTCAATTGCGCCGCGCATGGTTGAGGGCGTAATTACACCACTTACTGCAAGTGAAAAAACTGGAGTAATCGGAACCAATTTACTTAAATCATTTGGAACCGGAGCAACTATTGTTGCGGGAGATGCGGCTGTTGATACGGAAGGCGACTTACACACAAAACTGGAAGCCGCAAAAAAAGCTGTAAAAGACGTTGCCCCGGCACTAGCGTTGGGCAGTTCGGTTAGTGAGCTTGCAAGCACCGTTGCACCTTTGGCTATCACAACAGGCGAACAACTTGTGCGTAGCTCACGCGGCTTGCGACGAGGCGATGTTGCGGGAGTCAGAGAGCCAAGTCGATTACGACAAGATAAAGCGGCTTCCAAAAATTTAATTGAAGCTATTGATTACGTCGATAATAAACTTGGGAAAAGTACAAATCGAAATGTTGTAGAAAGCCGTTTTATCGCAGAAGAACAGAAAGTATTAGGTGCGATTGATGATGTCTTAGCAAAAGCCAAAGAAAAGTACCCTGCAATTCCACCACCAGCGATGACAAATACCTTAAAACTGCTTGAAGAAGGTGGAGTTTCGCCACATAGAATAAATGATTTTCTAAGCGAATTAGGTGATATCGAATCTGCGTTAGCACGAGAAAGTGGCGGTGATTTGCTATACTACCAGCAAGCTAAAAAAACCTACGGTAATAGATGGCAAAAAAATGCCAACGATGAAAACAATTTTTACCAAGCTGTTTATCAAGATTTGCGCGAACATATCGAAAAATATGTTCCAGAAATAAAAAAACTTAATGCCGAAGAAGCGAACTTTGTAGTTGCGCGACCAATAATTGATCGTTTCGTTAAGGGACAAGACCAAGCCGCGTCAGGCATAAATATGCGCCGTGTGTTCGCAACCACTGGGGGGTTGGGTGTTCCTGCACTGTTAAGTCAAGATGAGCCGGGTTTAGCGGCGGCACTGGGAATCCCGGCGCTAGCATTGGCGACACCTGGCGGAGAACGATTAGCAGGGGCGTTGTTACAACGTGCAGGTCGGGCGGTAACACCAGGTATGGGCGCTCGATTAGGCGCAGTAACAGGCACCCTAAATCAAACGCCATCAACGAGCGATATAGTTAGTGAACAAACACCGACATCGGATCTTTTGCGGCGAATAAACAAACTTCTCGGCCCTTCCGAAGCACAAGCCGCTGTACGTCCACCGAAAGCCGAAACACCAGACGGTATAAAGTGGACGAAAGCCCCGGCATCAGTATCGGCTGCAATCAGCAAACAAGAGCCGCTGATACAAGCCATGATTTACCAAGAATCACGTGGCAATCCCAAGGCTAAGAGTAAAGCCGGAGCCGCTGGACTAATGCAGTTGATGCCTGGGACGGCGAAAGAACTTGCCGTTAAAGATGTGTTTGATGCCAAGCAGAATATCGCTGCTGGTACGAAGTATATCGAAAAAATGCGGTCGAAGTTTGGCGATGATTCCCTTGCCTTGGCCGCATATAATTGGGGCCCTGGTAACGTGAGCAAGGCTGTGCGACAAGCAGCAAAGGCGCTAAAGAAAGATGCCTCCCAAGTGACATGGAATGATATATTGAGTGAAGTAACCGTACCAGCGGAAACGAGGAAGTACGTTGAGCGAGTATTTCGGTTGCGTGAACAATTTTCAGGACAGGTTTAACTATGTTGAGCCTGTTAAATAAAAAGGCCAAATCGTAGCCATCCATGCAAAAGAAACAACAATTTAATGAGTAATATCAAGGGGTTATATGCCTTGGTCAGGTGGAACATTTAACAGAGCGAACGGTGCGACTGGTTGGGCAGACGATCAGGCTGCGAATATTGGCATTGAAGCGACACGCCACGATACGCAAGATAACGACTTCCGTAACGGCATTAGCGAGACGCTAAACAAGAGTGGGCAGAATACTCCAACGGCGAACCTTCCGATGGGTGGCTTTCGACACACTGGTGCGAGTGATGCTGTGGCTGACAGCGACTATTGCACCTACGGTCAAGCTAGAGCAGGAGTCAACGTACAGTCCACAAGTCTTGATTGGACGGCTACGCAGTACAGTGCAAACGCTACAGCGGCCAAATTGGTATTGCAAAAGTCGCGTGGCGCGACGACTGGCAGCAATGTCATCGTCAATAATGCAGACTACATTGGTTCCCTTGAGTTTCGCGGCTGCAATGGGTCTACATTTTCGACCGCTGCGCAAATCCTAGTGCAAGTTGATGGTGCTCCTGGCGCAACTAATGACATGCCGGGTGCAATTCTGTTTGCAACGTCGCCAGATGCTTCAGCGATTCCGGTGGAACGGATGCGAGTGACATCCAACGGCGATGTCTGTATTGGCAACACGGCGCTTACTAACGCTGGGTCGCGTGGCATCATTACGCAAGGTAGTGCTAGTAATCAGGTTGTTGAAGTCATCGGAACGGCTATCGTGAACAATGGCTCATCGTATGTGCAAATAAAGGGCACGAATGGTGGGAACACACGAACAGCAGAAATCGGCGTAACTAAGCCAACCGCAAATCCAAATCCCTGCGGATATATACGTCTGGACGAGGATGATGCAAACGTAAACTATCTTTGGGTCTCCAATGCCGGGAACCTGATGATAAGCAATACCTATGCAAACATCGGCACCGCCACTGGCACAGTTGTTGGTACACAAACATCCGATGAGCGAGTTAAAAACATCAATCCAGCGCCGTTTCAATATGGGTTGCAGGAGATTCTTGCTTTAAATCCAGTTGAGTATGAGCTGAAAGACGAGCTTGGCAAAAACAAACTCGGGTTTATAGCGCAGCAAACACAGCCCATATTACCTGAAACCGTTTTTGATACGGGTGATATGATTCCTAATGACGATAGCAACGTCACAAAACTTGGGATGGATTATTCGCAAATTATTCCGGTGTTGGTGAAGGCGATACAGCAGTTGGAGGCACGTATTGTTGAGCTTGAGGGCGCATGATTCAGAACGGACGCGATCCTATGGGGCATCTAATAAACCTAGCTGAGCGGATTGACGAGCGAGTTGAGCGGATTGATATTCGCACTGAAACGCACAGTGAGCACTTGAGCAACATTAGTGGGCTTAAGAACGAAACTGCTCGAATCGCCAATGCGCTTGAGCGAATTGGTGAGCGTCATGCCAACCGGATGTTTGCCATGGCGGTTGCTGGGCTGTTTTTGCTAACGACGATAATTTTTTTACTGATAAGCGCTTATACCAAGACCCCACTAAAGTTTGGAGCGGGGCAGGACATGCAATTCCAAACCACACCATGAATGTAACTCTCCGCCGCATTGTTGAGCGAGACGATGCGACTTTGGGTGTGTTGTTGTTTAATGGCGTTCCAAGACTGGTAACGCTTGAATTACCGTGGCGTGAAAACAAACGCAACATGAGTCGGATTCCGCCTGGGTCTTATGAAATGGGAATCACGATATCGCCTCGATTTGGCAAGGCATGGGAAGTGAAAGACGTTCCGAGCCGGTCAAACATTTTGTTTCACCAGGGCAACACGGCTAAAGATACCGAGGGGTGTATATTGGTTGCGACAAAATACGGCGTGACGTTGGGCGATAGCCGTATTAGTGAAAGCATTGATGGACTTGGGTGGTTACACACATTTTTAAGCGGTGTACAAACCGCACAACTAGAGGTGATCGATGATTTTAGGGCATGATTTTCTGGGGCTCGGATGTCCGAAATGGAGCGTCAAAGACACGTTAGCAGCACTCCCGAGTGGCGTAGCTATCGGCTGTTTTGATTCGACCTGGCCGCTTAATTTCGGGGACCCGTATGAGAAAGTCCGGGCGATGTGCAAGAGCAAAAAGATTGTCGCCGTTCGGGTACAGATGTGGTGGTCTTATGAGCACAAGATTGTGCCGCTTGATGTGCTTAAGAAAGCAACGCCACGGTGGGAAAAGTTGGCGAAAGAGTTTCCAAACGTAAAAGTGTATTTGTCGCCTAGTTGTGAATATCGCTACCGCGATGATGGCCGTAGCACTGTAACGGTAACGGATGTGCAGCAGCGAATTGATGTGATTCGGGCGTTGGCACCAAGTTGTGTGCCTGTGCAGAATCCCTGGTTAGCGCCGACCGTGAAAGGCGTTATTACCGAGCATCATGGCGCTAAAGCCAAGGCGAAGGTTGGCGAAATTGTTTCATACGATGGCGGTGGCCCAAAAGCTGGTGGTTTTGATGAGGAGATTGGTGCAGAGGCGTGGATGCACAATAACCGGAAAGCATCTGTCGTGTTTTGCTGGTCGCCAATTTATAACTGCGCCGAAAGCCACAATACCTTGAAGCCGAATCAGCGCACCGCGACCCCAAGTAGCGATTACATTGGGGCTATGCAGCGGCTAATGGAGCCAAAAACGACGGCACCCAAAAAGCAATTCACGATTCCAACGAAGCCGCTAAAAGCGCCGCACCTGTGGAAAAACTTTGCAGAGGATATGCAGGGCAACAACAGCCGCGACAATCTGCCATTGTTTGTCGTGAAGGCTGATGTGCCTGTGGTCTTGGTGCTCAACAATAAGGGCAAGGAGATTGCAAAACTGGCGCTGTATGGCAACCCTGGTTCGTTTGATGGTGGCCTCAGTCGCTACTACTCAGGATTCGGTGCCGGGTCAAAGTTGTATGGATTTGAAATCGCTGAGAAGGCGATGGAAACCGCTGGTACTGAGTGGGTGTACATAAAAGCTGGGGCGACGACCTACGGGCCGATACATCCAGCGTTTAGAGCACCATTTTATCGTTAGGAGAACCTTATGGGTATTGAAAAAGCGAAAAGCATCTTTAAGTCTAAAACCGTTTGGGGCGGTCTGATTGCGCTACTCCCGGCGTTGTCGGATGCAGCACAACAGGTGGCTGGGATTCCGTTTTTGCCGCCGCATTTCGCCGCTACTGTTGCGGCTGTGGGTGGGACTCTCGCAATCCTCGGGCGGCTTGTCGCCAAAGTGCCTTTGAAACTTTAGTGCAAAACGCCGCTACGCCACCGCACTTTTTTAGTGCGACGTTGCGTAGGGATTTCGGCTAGCACCCCGGCATTTGAGTACGCCTCCAGGTAGTGCTTGAGTCCGGGGTGTGTTTTGTTTGCAAGTAGGTTTGCGTAGTGAGCTTCCTTAACCTTCACGCGAATTGTTTCGAGTAGTCGCTCGTCTGCGTTAAACACATGGTCGAATATCCAAGCGAGGTTAAAGGGCACTGGCTCTGAGCTAAAGAAAAACCATTTTAGCGTCTCTAGTTCATAAGCCATAACACCTTTGAGGCTTGCTCGTGTGAGGTCTGGGCTTTTTGCCGTGCTGCGCTGTGCACGGGCAACGTACCAGTCGAAGAACCGAACGTAATCTTGCAGGGCTCTTTCAACGACGTTAGCCCACAAATGATGCTCTGGCGATTTGGTGAACGCGTCTAATTCTTCAATCATGCTTATCGGGATGTCTCTCGTGCGGGGCATTTTCCAGCCATATAGTTTAGAAGTGTTTGAATCGCCTCGTCAGCCGACCAACAAACTACGGCATAGTTACCGACTGCGTTGAGTTCTGTTATGAGCTGGATTTGCTCTGGTGAAGGCTTGTTTGGCTTCACTTTCATTTCGATGTAAAGCGCCGCGTATTTACCCCGTGGCACTGGCACACAAATATCGGGAACGCCCTTTTTTAATCCGGCTCGTTTTAGAGTTTTGCGGCGGGGGATACTGGATTTGGATTCGTTTGGAACGTGGAACGCAAGGGCAAACTCTGGCGCAAGATGAGCCATAGCGCGGCAATAGTCGAAGAACGCGATCATTTCTAGTTCTTCTGGTCCGTGCCGAAACGGTCGCCTAAATTTTCCCGTCGATGATACGGTGAAACTCACGCCGAAACTCCTTTAACTGCGGGTAGTCTATGCCAAAGCGCTTAATGACCATAGCGTAAAATTCATCTGGAGAGCGGCACACTAAAAGTTCTGCGTCCTTGCCGATGGTTGCGGTGAGTAGAAACTTGCGACGGCGACAATACTTTTCATGCAGCTCGTCACGCACCGCGTCGAGAATTTGGTTGCGTTGATGCTCTTTTAGTCGCCGGGTGGCATCGAGGAGGTTGCGAAGGGCTGAACGGCTATCGAACTCATGGTGGATGTTAGTGGGGTGATACTCGATAAAAACGTCCTGCACTCGGAAGTCGATTAGTTTACCAAAACCGACTGGCACCTGAAGAGTGGTGCCCATCTGAAGCTCAAAGTTTTTAACGTACCGTTCGAGGAGTACGCCACAGGCGTATTCAGACTTGCTATCAAACCGTAGGGGAATCGGCGGTGGCGGGGGGAGTGTCGGCTGTGGTTCGGGCGCTTGGGCTGGTTCCACAACACAAGTGTCGCAGAACCGCCATCATACAAAAGCTATTTCTTCTTCTTTTCAGCGCCTTTGATTTTGCCCTTGTTTATTGAGGCGTAAAACACCTCTTCGCCTTTATTTTCGCCGTAGTACTTCTGCATCGATTCGCGGATTTTAAGACCTTTTTTGGTGAGCGGCATAATGTCCCCTAGAAATTGGTTGCGTAATCATCATAACTGGTGAGCATTTGGCGTTGCAACTTTTCCATCGGGTGCAACTTTTCTTGTCGCACAAAGTATGCTGGTGCTTTGGCGTTAGCCGCCCAAAAAAACTGTGCTTGTTTTGCTTCAGAGCCTTTTAGCCATCCCACCAATCGAGCACTGAGCTGGTCGATGACAACAAGCACGTTGATGCGGTCATCTGGGTCGGTCGGTCTTATGATGAGGCGACCATCCGGACGTTGAGTGGTTCGCACGTCGATGTTGTAGCCGCAGTCGGCGATAGCTTTGAAACTGTTGTGGGCGACCGTTCCACTGCCACCTAAAAAACGGTCTACGGCCATTTCACCGAGCACACCAATCAGCTCGTTTTCAGTTTTAGTTTTGTAATCATTTGCAAAATGCTGGTGCGTGAGGTTCGCAGCACTGGAAATAGTTGTGCGATAATCGGCGTGTTTCGTGGCGAGATGAATATCCCACCACGAAAAACGCACGATGTTACTTTTGCTCGTGGCCATCAATCCACGCCTGGAGTTCATCGAATGGGTACGTTTTATCCGCCTTTAGTTCCGTCTCCAACTCACGATGAGCTTGAGCTAGTCCAGCTTTATAGCCTTCGTAAAAAGCTACTTTGCCAAACCACCCGCCACAGTTTCCGCAACTAAGATGATTTGTCCTGTAAAACTTTTCAGCCAAAACGTCCCAAACGCCTGGTGGGTAATCGAGTTTTTTAACCATGTGCCACCTCTGTAAGCGGAATGAATTTGAACTGTCGCATCCAAAAGCCGCCACTCATCGCCCATTCTAAAAGCAGCACTTCATAACAAGCGTTGGTAAGGGCCCTTAAAAACTGCACAGACCAATTGCCGTCATCGTATTGGCGCACCAGTGCCTTAACTACCGCCATCGCAATCGGGTCGATGACGTGGAGAGCGTCAGTCTGCACCTCAACAGCGCTTTCGTTCCAGGTGTCGATGTCGATGCACTTAAGCGTCGTCTCAATATCGACTAAAGCCCCTGTTCCAATGCGGTCGAGATGGCGAAAAAACGCCTCCAAGACAGGCGCTTTTGGGCCGACCAGCTCGTCTAAAACTCTTGATAAAATGTGTGTCATAAATCCTTTGGTTAGTTTCACTACGATTCCCGCTATGCCTCGCCGTCGCCGTCGCCGGAGCCGTCGCCGGAGCCGTCGCCGGAGCCGTCGCCGGAGCCGTAGCCGTAGCCGGAGCCGAAGCCGTCG